TGCGTGCTCCCGAGAAGCAGGAATGAACGGTTCTGGGGCCATCCCAGATGCCGGCACGACCCTCTTGATCGCCTTAACAAACTCTTCCTTACTCTCCTCAGGCATGACACCAAGGTAGTCGTCGCCCCCATGAATGTTTGTGGACTCTTTGATACCGGCCTCCATCAGAGCAGCCAGGATCAGGCACATACCCACGTAACTGTTGCCAGTGGTGGTGTTCTGCACACCAGACCACATCTGACCTTCTACGTGTGCGGCGATCCCATATCGCGTCCACACACGCACGCTTGTGTTACGTGCGAATTCCCTCACAGACCACATGGGTGCGCCCAACTTCGCGTAGAACATCGCCTCCCATTTGCGAAATTCCACACTCTGAGACCCATCATTATTCTTCATGTCGTTCTCAACCATGGCCCCAGGAGAAGACTCCAGTATGTCCCCGATCTCCTCATTGTGGAGGCCAGCCGCGAAGATCACGCGGTTGCCCACATTCTTGGGATTCGAAAGGGAAAACACTGATTTCATGCGCCGTGCCAGCTCTTGCACGACGCAGCCCGCAACAAGGTTGTACATATCGGTACCCTGATATACAACCCGCGGCTGGCTCCCATGTTCCTTGAGAAGGACTTCCTGTTTTGCGAACACATGCTTCCTGTCTCCATCATAGTTGATTTGCTGTTCCTCAAGAACAGCAAGCAGACGCGCCGCCTTCTGCGGAGTATATCCACTGACATACTCCTGGATCGATTCCCGATCAGGTTGGATAGTCGGGAAGGGATCGAATCGTGACATGACTTCAGCATGCCCCTTTTTGAAATGGTCCATATCCGGAACAGGGGGCTTAAAATCACACCGCTTCTTCATTGCATGGGCAGTCGCGCCCGCGTCATTTTTCGTAACCGTGATGGGAACTCCTCCCAGAATGGCACCCTTGACGACGCCATAATCTGTGGCATCATCATCTTGACACGGGTGACATTCACGTTTGGGCGAATGTTCTCAAAAGTAACGCTTGAGTCGTAGCGTGTGAAACCGTTAGTTTCGACTCCATCTGCCACTACGTTGGTGCGCACCCGGAATATCAGTATTTTGCCGACAGTGACGGCTTCCGAGCTGATCTTCTCGGTAGTCTCCAGCATCACCAGCGTGCCAGCGGGGAGGGTCTTGCAGGAGCCACCTTTGGGGGTGGGCACAGGAGCGGCCTGGGCAGAGGCTGTGCAGAAGCAGACGAGCAGGGTGGCGAGGGAGAGGAGCATATTTTTCATGGCAGAGCAAGTTGTAGAAGTGAG